AGGATCACATTGTTTTGTTACGCTGATTGATAATAATGACATCAGTAGAGGTTACGCGCAGATCAGACGCGCGGAACATTTCGGGTATAACATCTGCTTCACTCGGTTATATGGGAATAAGTTTTATTTCGAAAAAATAGAGGAAGGACGTACGCAACAATACATCAATAGGAGAAAATAATATGGTGATAGAATTTGATTTTGAGATATACAAAAACGGAGATTACGATAAGGTGTATCTCCGCAACGGGAAAGAGCCAAGAGTATTATGTGATAATGGGGAGGGAGATCGCCCTATAGTCGTGATGGTTGAGGATGATAACGCGAATGATTATATTATTCTTCGTTATAACGAAACTGGCAGGAGGAATATTAATGGTAAATCGAGCCTTGATCTCATGTTATCTGTAAAAGAACGGGAGCCAGAATTATGGGTTGTCGTTATATCTTACATGGATAATAAGGATAAGAGGCAAAAGATGGTCTTGCCTAATTTTTTCTCAAGGAATATAGGAGGAAATATATATCTTCAAGGAAGCTCTAAATCGAATGTATCATATTATGTTGGTAGGTTAGAAGAAGATGGGTGCTTCGATGAGCTGTGCGAGAAGATAAGGGTAAAAAGAGATCGTATTTATAACATGGAAATAATATCACTATCAGATGACAAGGCGACAGTTTAATCAGTTGATAAATGAGCTAGACGGCAAAAGCCCGTTTATCGTATTACATAGGGATGCCGTTGCGCCTAAATACGTGGGCGTGGAGGTGTCGAAGGATGGGATGGTATACAGATATGCGATAATAGGGATAAACGATGAGTATAAGGCTAAAAAAGCCCTTATTTCGAAAATATTAGGCATAGCTAGTTACCTAAATGGCAATAAGCCCTTAAAAAAGGGTTAATTAGATGTATTTATGGCCTGCGGCATCATATACGATATAATGCCATAAATGACGTTGTATAGAGGATATGTATGATAATATGATAGATAACGCATTCGTGTCTTGATATCATAATATTATGCCATTATATCCTCTTTTTGTATAAAAAAGATAACAAATGATACAAACATCTTGAATATGGATGAAATTAAGATAGGAGCTGAAATTGTATTTAATATAACCGGCAACCATAATATAGGATATGCCAAAGGGGAAAAGTATATCGGGACGGTGTTAAGCGAGGATCACCGATCACGTCTTTATGTACGGACAATAGGAATGCCTAGGGCTTGTATTGATGAGCGGGATGTAGAGTGGGTTATTGATCCAGATGGGGATTTTAATATGGATGAGGCGATCCCGAATCCTATGGCAAGGGAGTTGTATAAGTTGATGGGTAGGTACGTTTATACGTTCGGTAGGTCTCATGAAAGTATCAATGGCTATATCGTGTACGAGTGTATGATGATGGACAGGGATTTAAGATATAATGTTATGTATGCGTTGCATGATCATGGATTTGAGATACGGCATATTGATAGTTATTCTTGGTGGATGACTAATGAGAGGCTGATGTCCGAGGTAACATATACGGAGGGTGATATTCATATAATTGTTCATGAGTGCATGGAAGATTATGTGGATAATGTGAAATTTGGGGAGGAGTTTTATAAAAACAAGTAAACATGATAAGATACTTACTTGTGATGACGATGATAATATTGACACCACCAAAAGGGAACGGAGGCATGCCCCTCGCCCCGAAGCCGGCAGTGGTCGAGGCACGGGTATGGGATAAGCTGGCGACCGCCCTGTCTTTCGTGGAGTCAAGGAATGACGATCGGGCGCACAACGCCACTTCAGGGGCGTTAGGGAGGTGGCAGATGAAAAAGGTGTATGTAGATGAGGTTAATAGGATATTGTGTCTTAAACGGGAGAAAAAGCGGTATAGATACGATGATAGAACAAATCCTGTCAAGGCTAGGGAAATGTTCGAGATATATCAATCTCATCATAATCCGAATAAGGATATAGATCGGGCTATAAGATTGCATAGGGGATTGCATTCTCCTATGTATGTTAAAGAGGTTAAGCGTAAATTGAGAGAATAAAAAGAATATAGGAGGATAAAGACATGGACGAGAATAAAGTGATACGGCCGATGGATTTTGTTCGGCTTACAAATATTGACGAATTAAATGTGATTAAGGACACTAAAAACCATATAGGGCTGGTGAAGGAGGTCAGTCGGGACGGAAGTATGAGTGTGATATGGATAGGTGACACCTACAGCAGGGTAGCGTGGTTTAACTGTAAGGAGGTGGAGACGGTGGACAACCTAGCAAACCTTTTGACGCGCGGGTTGGCCAACTTTATCATAGAAGGGGGAGAGAATGCGGATAAGTTCTATCCGTTTGGTTAGAAATAATTAATCGGAGGCGAAATGGAAATAAAAATAATGAAAATGGATGACGGATATGAATTATTCGTCAATAGTGTGCTTGTAAAGAAAGGCAAGGTCTTAGCGCACATAAGAAAGATGGCAAATGAGATTATATTCGACAGCTAGGAAACAATAAGAGTAGAATCAAATCTTCCGGAAATAAATACAAAGTACAAAGGATATAGAATTTATTCATCTCCATTGTATGTAAAAGTATTTAATGGGCATATTGAGCTTCCTGATAGATTTATGTCTATCTCAGAGGCAAAAGTATTTATTAATAGTTAAATGGGTTAAACGTAAATTAAGAGAACAATATGAATCGTGAGACATTAATAAGTATCATTAATAAAAATGGAATAAGATTTCTTCCAGTAAGAAGATGTTCATTATGTGATGAATATATAGGGTATAAATTCGTTAGGATGTGCGATGGGAGTATGATTCCAGTATTTTCTAGTGGATGTGGGTGTTGTGGAGTTAATAATGGACAATTGTTTGAGAGGACATGGGATGAGTTGCTTGATATTATCAATAATCAAAACAAGCCTATGGATAAGAGGACAGAAGTGGATGAATTATATTAAATGAATTAACATAATAAAATGGCTATAAAATCTTATAAGGGATTCGACAAGAATCTTAGATGCAGAGGTTTCCAATACAAAATTGGAGGGATATATGAGATGGATGGAAAGATCAAGGTGTGTAACAGAGGCTTTCACGCTTGCGAAAGCCCGTTTGATGTTTTTGATTACTATACTATGATAGATTCTAGGTTTTGCGAAGTAGAGCAAGACGGGAATATATCCAAGGAGGATAGAGGGACAAAAATTTGCTCATCGAAGATTAAAATAAAAGCAGAGTTAAAATTGGCTGACATGATCAATCTTGGAATTGAGTGGCTAAAAGAGATCACATTACCTGAAAAAATAAAAACGAGCATAAAGGATAATTCATCCGGCAACTATGCCAAGATAGGATCATCCGGCGACGAAGCCCAGATCGGCTCGTCTGGCTACGGAGCCCAGATAGGGTCATCCGGCGACGATGCCAAGATCGGCTCGTCTGGCAACAATGCCAAGATCGGCTCATCCGGCGACGGAGCCCAGATAGGCTCGTCTGGCAACGGAGCCAAGATCGGCTCGTCTGGCTACGATGCCAAGATCGGCTCGTCTGGCGACGGAGCCAAGATCGGCTCATTCGGCGACGGCGCCAAGATTAGTTCGTCCGGCTACGGTGCCAAGATTGACAGCACTGGCGAAGACTGTGTCATCATGTGCGCAGGTATTAACTCTGTAGCAAAAGCCTCAAAAGGATCATGGGTAACACTATCCGAATGGTCTTATTCTGAGGAAAAACAAAGATATATCCCCATTTGTGTAAAAACGGAATTTGTTGATGGAGAAAAGATAAAAGCAGATACATATTACAGTCTGAAAGGGGGAGTTTTTGTGGAATGTATCAATGATTAAGAGGAGGTGTTATATATGAAATGGATAGTAATAAAAGGGGTTAGATATCCTAGTTCCGTGATATCAGCATTTGCGGCATATAATATGGATAACCCCTTCTTGAAGGTCAGGATAAGAAACAAGTATCATATAGTGCCTTTTGATGATGTTAATAAGATGGCTAGTCAGATGGTGTATTTAATGAACAACTATCCTGATTTCGTTCAGATAGGGAGATGGTGGATATCCAAGAAGACGGTGATGTCTTGGATTCCCAAGGGGCAGGCCGTGGACGGATCGGGCTGGGTCATATCCTTTACCCTGTCCTTTGGATTGGAGGGAGGGACGCAAATTAGATTTGATAAAGAAGATGAATACCTAAGTGAGATAGATAGGTTAAACGAGTTGTTTAATGTAATATTATAAGGGAGTATGTTGATAGATGTAAATAAATGGATTGATAAAAACGGGAGCTTCGATGAAGCCGGCGGATTGGATTTAGTGAGGCACGGATATGAGTGGATTAGACGGATGCGTAAATTCGAGAATAAGGCAGATCGTCATACTTTTCAGAAAGTGTTTGGCAATAAAAGAGGCAATGAGTTATGGGACTGTTTTTTAGAGGTAGGAAGATCTATCTTCATATTAGAAGATAGCTATTTCCTGATTAACGACAGGAACGTCTTCTCTTTATGTTTAGCAGAGTGTAGTGATTATGATCTATATGAGCTTGTTCATAATATTGAGACGGATAGTGATCAAGGCAAATGATGTTGTTTAATTAAAAAAAATAAATTGTTATGGAAATTAGAGAATGTTTATCGGTTTATCTAGAGAGTGGATATCTTTTTGACGATATGTCAGGAAGATTAAAGTGGTTTGAGATTGATAAGATCTTGATCAGTTTTACATATGGAGTAGTTAGATATGTAGGAACATGGGGAGGATGTAGGACTGAGAAGACATTAGATGGGAAATTATTTTATTCGTCCGAAGAATGTTTTAAAAAGGGCGAGAGCATTCCTAAGACAAGACTATCAATATATGATGTTTTTGAGTCATTATATGGGTTCATTCCAATAGGTGATGTGTGGAAATACAAAAACGGAAGAGCTGTCAAGGATAAGTTGGAATATTTTGATGTTGAAATAGATGATAAAGGAAAAATTTATTGTAAGGAAACATATTACAGAACACGTGAAGATGTGTATAAATTCAATGACTTAACTGTAGTTGACAGGAATGGAGACATAAGGTTAGTGGAATCATCAAAAAGTAGATTAATGCTTAGTAATGATCAATTGGATGTCGTGGAGAGAATGAAAGGCATCATTGATGACATGGTTAGGTTAAAGATGATTATGTATATTGATCAAGACTATAATCTTTGTTTTCTGCCGGGAGATAAAATAGAAGATTTGGCAATGGATGAAACAGATGGATTTGTGGATACCACCGGTATAGTGACATCTATAAAATCTAAGGATGTAGTGGAGTTTTATGTAGAAAACCCATTCGTAAAGATAAAGGATGAATGATATCTGAATCTGGATTGTGGTGGTTCGTGAGAATAGCCACGATCATCCCTAAGCGTGAACATAAGGAGGTACGTATGTCATTCGATTGACGTTAGGGATCTAATTATATTAAAAAAGGAGGGATTATGAAAAAGATTGTATTAAAACTGTATGAGTTTGATGAGCTGTCAAAAGACTCACAAGAAAGGATCATAGAGCGTGAGCACTGGAATGTAATGGAGCAATGTATGGATGCTTATGGCATAGACTATAAAAAGTCAATGAAAGCCTTTGAGGATATGACAGATACTAGGGTTTATAATTGGGAAGTTGGATACGAGAAATATGATTTTAGTTATGAGTTTAAATACAAGGATCCTATTTATGAACACCCTACAGATTATCATCGTGATATATTCCCTGAGAATCTATGCGGTAAATTACTGTTCAGATATATCAACAACAATATTATGCCATATATTATCAAGGGCAAGTATTTCTCCACGTCAGGTAAATATATTGATGGGAAATACAAATACAGGCACAAGTATAGTAGGGTGATGTTTGACTATGGAGATAATTGCCCATTGACAGGGATGTGTTATGATTATTATCTCCTGAAACCTATAATTGATTATTACAATGCATGGTGTACTTATCCGGAGGATTTTTCTTTAGAGGATCTGATGAGACAATGTTATGATAACTTCTTCAAGTCATGGCATGAGGAGTACGAGTATTGGGCTGATAATGAAGATGCGATACGTGAGGAGCTTCATCATAATCAGTATGAAGATCGACTTTATTATGAGAATGGGGATGTGTATGTTGGATCATTAAATGAAATAGTATGAAAACACAAGAAGAATATGCTCGTGAGATTGATGAGATTGTTAGCCGGGATGTAGATAGCTATCAAAGTGATTGGTTTGATATAGATAAAGAAATATTCATGATTCCGAAAAATAAGAACAAGACATTTATTTTTGGAACCAGAAAAACCGGATGCGATTTAATTATACTGGATGGCACTAATTGTAATGAATCGGTAATGGATAAAGTTTTTGGACGTTTGAACAATGAAAACTTTTATGTCTGTCAGCCGTTGCATTTCCTCAAGCCATTGCAGGAAATCAAGAACGTGAATCCCCTGTATGCTTTCAAAGTAGCTACTGATTATTTTAGGTGGAAAGGTATGGTTCCGGTATTTGAAGGTAGTAATTGTAAATTGATGAAGTTATGAATATGGAGGTAATAAGATATAGGCTTCCGATTTATTGGATTGGGGCTTTGATTAATGGTGACTACACTGGAATATCTAATGAGGAAGCGCAAGAAATTGATGACTTTGTAAAACATGCAGATGGTTGTCCAGTTGGTGTGGATTGGGAAACAGAAGGTTTTTATTCGTATAATGACGCAAACGCTATTGGCGGAACTTGTGTCGATGTTATTTTTAGCAAGTATAATCAATAGTTAACACTCAAAACTTAATAGATATGAACAACTCTATGATCGCTCATTTGTGGGCAAACGAAAAGAAAGAATCCGGAAAAGGTAGTAATTTTTTCTTTGAAGGTAGAAGTATTTATTCTTATGGTTATCATTTTGAGGTTGGAAGAATCGTAAGAAATAAGTGTGGTGAAAAGGCGTATTTGCTTAACGATAAGTATTATTCTTCTTCCACCTGTAAACATCAACGTTGTGTTCGTAGTGCAATACCAACTGGCTCAAAGGTATTTTCTGTTGGATATAATATGTCTGATGATGGCAGCATGGCTTTTATCACCGGTCAATTGGAGCTTATCAAAGAGGTTATCGAGAAATACAAGAAGGTTAGAACAAGCCTGTCTTATAGGGATGTTTGGGGAGTATTTAGAAATCTAATGGATTATATTGAGTTCTTTAATATGGGTACTCCCAAGAGTCTTCTTAAAAAGAGTGCAAACACCTGGATCGGAACTAAACATGAGTTATCTTATGAATCGGATAAGATTAAAAGTGAATATGTCCATGAGTTAAAGCGTGTGTTTGAGGTATTGCTAAATCATCAAGCGTTAGAAATTTTAGGAACGACCAATGTGATAGTAGATGAGATTTGTGGTGAAGGAACGTGGGCTGAGTATGTGGCCAGATGTCAGAGATGGAAAGACAGTCAGGCGAAAAAAGAGGCTTTAATTTTTGAAAAAAGAAGAAAAGAAAAAGAAGATCGCAAGAAAAAATTTGAAGAACAGATCGAGATGTGGAAGTCTGGCAAGATTCTGGAATTATATCTACATTATTATTTGGAGGATGATCAGCCTAACGTATGGCTTCGCGTTAAGAATGGCATAATTGAGACTAGCAAGAATATCAAGATAGAACGAGCTGAAGCTGAGAGACTTTGGAAATTGATAAAGCTCTTCCATAATGGCAGTAAATTCCAACACGATATGGTATTGGATATAACCGGTCACAAATGGAAGATCAATAGCTATAAGAATGATATATTGGTTGCTGGATGTCACAGGATCGCGTATAGCGAGATGAAAGGTATTACGAGACAATTAGGATGGGATTAAACAGCTATCAAGTAACATTTGAGAGCTGTGGCGATCACTATCAGATTTACGGGAGAGACATCCAAGATGTCATGGGCGGCGTTACCGGTGGAGCCGGCGTGTATGGGTAAGGCGGTCGGGGAAGCGGGGCGTCCGCTAATGCTTTGTGGTGCAAGGTTGTATATAATTACCTAAGAATATATCCCGGAATATGAAAATAAAGGCGACCAAGTACAGAAATGATTACAGGGTATGGTTGGACTATGCAGGAGATTACAGAAACGAAAATATAGAATAATATGAAATATCAAAATTTTATGTGCCCTTATGAGCTTGCGCTAAAGCTGCATGAGTTGGGTGTAAATTCAGAGTCGGAATTTTATTTTGTGAAAGAGATGAAAGGAGGGGGATCCCAAACAGAATCAGTTACACAAAATACAATGAGGTATTCATATAGAAAAGAAGGTGACCTCATACCGGCTTATATGAGTCATGAACTTGGAGAGATACTACCAAGTATGATAAATATCAGTAAATCAAAAATATGGGATGACTGGTTGCAATTGACACAATATTTCCCGAATAAGGATAGCGAATACTACGAAGCTGCCTATGTTCGTTACAATGCCTACGATTCGCCAACAGAAGTATATAGCGGATTTGGGGAAACAGAGGTGGAGTCAAGGGCGATGCTTCTCTTTGATTTGTTGGAAAAGAAGATATTGACACCTGATGGTTTGAATTTAAAGGAAGTGGATAGGAGAAAGGAATATGAGAACGAATTTGAATAGTACAAGTATGAGAAACACATGTCCAGAATTCCCGCTTTTCGGTGCGAATTATCCAGACGCGACTTGCATAGATGGCATATTGTATGATCTGGATAATGTAGGTGATGATGGTGTTCTAATCAAGCCATTGGAAGAGATTCCATGCCCATTCTGCCGAACAGAGGAGTTTATCAGATACGATCCATTCAATAAAGAGTATAGCATGGATAGTGAAGAGGATATAAGAGATTGGTATATGAGCTATATTAATGAAATGAGAAATAAGTATGGGGGAAAATAAGAAGAAACAAACACCACGCCGGAACTTAAAAGATTGGCATACGAACAAATGAAGGAGGTAAACGATGGAGACAGTAAGATTATCAGATTACTCTTCTTATGATAAAAACAAGGGAGGAATACAAAAATTGCGTCACAAATTCAGGAATCAAATACTTGAATATTGGGGAGAAGATACCGGGATTTTGATAGGAATAACCATGGTATATGAAAGACATTTGTGGAACGAGGAAGTTAAAGTAATATGATTATGGACGATAATAGGATAATGGAAGCGGCTAAATTGATAGCCAACTCCTCAGCAGCCTTAATACAGGCTATAGGGATGATGAGTGAGAATATAGAAAGGGCTAACAGAGGGGAATCTTTGGCTTATACCGAAGATCAGTTTATGAAACTAATTCAAGATAACGGAATAACGTATAACGATGTAATACAAAGGGGGGGGGGTGGATATGAAAAACGTAGAAAGAATAAACGCATTAAATAAAGTTTATTATGAATAGAATGAAAATATTTTTTAATTACTTATTCTTTAGGGATATGGGTAATCTTGGTGAGGGATGTCTTATAAGCGCATTCATCTGGCTTATGATCATGCTTGTCATTATTGGGGTCTTTTGCTTATACTAAAGATCATTTCATGAAAATCAGGATAACGTATAACAATGTAATACAAAGGGGTTAGAGATTATGAAGGACGTAGAAAGAGTAAATGCATTAAATAAAATGCTATTAAATGCGAACGTAGTAGCTTATGGAGCTATGGTTGATTTGATTAAAAGAACAGGGAGACTTGATCTTGACATGGATAGCGGAACCCATGTAGATGATTTTCCGGCTGAAATAAGGATCTTTACCGATAACGGGTTGATTTGTTTATCTATAACATCCGTGTATTTATCGGGGGAAGATAATTTGATGGTCGATGGATATGATGACGATAATGAGAAAATTGAGGGAGTGGATGTTTATTACGACCAGATAAGTGAGATAGTATATCTAGCTAAAATCATATTAGAAGAAATGGAGGAAAAAGATCATGGGGAAAGCAGTTAAAACAGATATGGAATATAAGGAGATATTAGAGAAATCATTATCAGCTATCCAATATCTAAGAATACATGGATTCTCGACGTACATGGAATCGGAGGGGATTGTTAATAGGATAATGATGTTCAAGGATAAGAATGAGATGAGGGATCGAAGGATTAAATCAATTCTATAGTGGTTGATCATAATGGTAGAGAGATATAAGTACAAGTGTATTGATGCTTATGAGGAGCCGGAGAATCCAATGGAATGGTTGCCGTGTCCACGATGCGGCCTCCGGCCTTTGGTCTGGGAGTTCGATAACGGGAGGGTTACGGCGTGGGGCTGTTGTTTGTTATCGAGTGGTGGGCAGTCCAGAGCCTCAAATACGGTAACATCCAATAGTCCCCACGCTTCTTTTATTTAGGAACCACCGAACGAAGGGGACAGGGAGGGCAAAAACAAACACACAATGAAAAAAGCATTCTTATTTATCAGTACGGCATTCTTGTTATCAAGTTGCGCAGCGGTAAAGTCTCCGGTAACAGGTTATGTCTATCAAGAGACTCAATCACCTTATAATATATAAAGGGGATCTAAGCAAAAGAAGATTGAAAGATAAGAAATTGTTTTGAGAAAGGTAAACAATCTCAAAACAATAAATAAGGTTTAGAAAGGTTCATAGAATGTAGTAAGATCAAAAATGTGAACTTCTTCAAGATCAAAAAAAAGAAAAGATTTAATAACATTTAAAAATATAGAAATCAAATGAGTTTAAAAAGAAGTATGCTCAAAACATTAGCAATGTTAGCTATGGAAAGTACGATGACTGCCGATAAAAATATTTATTCTAATCAGAGATTGTCAAATGAAGGGATGAGATTCAATCCTGATTATCGACGTCCATCGACTTCTAGAGAGTTGAAAGAATTCACGATTAAAGGACAAAAGATCTGTGCATACTCAAGAAAAGATGCAATCAAAAGACTTAAAGCAAGAGGGGAATTATGAAACAGACAGTAGAAGTAGCGATTGAATACGCAGGATCGGTTATTAGTTCGTTTGGAACAAATGGAGTACCGAACGGCATTTCTGCCATTAAAGAGATGATTGCTTCTGGTTTTAAATCCGGTGCCGAATGGCGGTCAAAGCAATCACCGTGGATAAAAGTAAGCGATGGGCTACCGGATGTAGATGATTATTATCTTGTCACTGATGGAGAAAGTATTTCCATGGCTTACTTCTTTAAAGGCTGGGGCAAATTTGCCAAGTATCATAAATATCCGCATCCATTTTACGATGACGGGGTAGTTAAATTATATATGCCAATACCTCCGATCTCTTTAGCACTTGAAGGAGATAGAGGGATATTAAACATAGGTGAATTTAAGAGAAAGGAGATTGATTATGAGCAGAAGTAAGGAATATAAAGCGATAAAGAATTATATCCATAATGAGCTTGGGCTTACCATAGAGCAGTTGATTGAGATTATGGTGGATAATAAGCTTAGCAATAAAGATTTTAATGTCATTCCAAGAACAGTAGAAAAAATATTAAAAGATAAGACGTTAAACGATATAGAGATTGTTATAATAAACAAGAATTTAAATGATCGAGGATATGGAGGATAAGGGTATTTTAGATAAGGCAAGAATGGAGGGCATGAACCAAGGAATATGGCTGGCGGTTCAGGAGCTAGCCCACGACGGGCGATGGACGCAAGCTGCGGAGGAACTGGTATCTTCTTGTGGATTGACCGAGGATGAATGTAGGGAGCTGCAAGAAGAAAGCGGATCATTCAATGATGAGATGCTTGATTTTATTAACAGCGTATTCGGACATGAGGATATGATAAATAATAGTATAACTTTGGAGAATATAGGGTATCATAAGATAGGCTCTATATTTAAATATAATATTGGTTCGAAAGAAGTAAAACTGGAGGTGGTTGAATCCAGTGATGCTAGTTGTAAAGGATGCGTATTTAATAATAGTAAGAATTATTACTGTAAGGATACCCATTGTATTAATGTAGATAGGAAAGATGATATAGACGTTATATATAAAGAGGTAAAAAGATCATGAGTTTAATAGATAAATTAGAAGATTTGGTGGTCAAGGTAGACACCGAATACCAAGAGAAGATGGAGGCGGTGATCCGGGAGATAGTCCCGGGGATGCCAGAAGTTAGCGTACATCATGCCGCCGAGTGTATGTGTACGGACAGGATGGGGAGCATGATGGATATCGATATTTATATATTAAAGGAAGAGGATAGACCTTACGAATGCCATTATCTAAAGGATCTGCTGGAGGATAGGGTAGCTAGAATAGCCAAAATGCATGAGGATGAAAGTTATACATACAATATGGATGATAATTATTGGTGCGCCACATGTGGATCCCATTCTCATAAAAAGGATTCCAAGACAGGGTATTGTTGGTATTGCGATACAGTTAATTGGGTTAAAGAGGATAGGAAGGATGTTGGAATATAATCATCAAATGTTATAATATGGGATATTATCCAGACGAAAGTCAAATTCCACAAGGGTTTGAGGAATGGTCATTCTCAAATATGCCGGAAGATGGAGAAATTGTAGATGTTTTGAGATATGGTAAGATTAAGACTATGAGATTTGATAAACCATATATGGCCTTTAATCCTTATTCTTCTTATGCTAGATTAGAAGGTTGGGTTTTAGGAGTTAAACATCAAGAGGGTATAACACATTTCAAAAGGCATAATAAATAAAACATGGGAAAGAATAAGAGTATAAGAATAGGTCAAAATGAAAATAGGTCTATAAAAAAGGTACTTGAGGAAATAGAGAATAAGGCTATTGAATCTCAATATACAAATATGTGTGACTGGCAGCGCAGAGATCTTTCAAAAGAGGATCTGTTTGAATATGCGGAGGAGATGAGAAAATGTCTTGATAAGATATTTGATTTGGCGATTGATGAAAGGCTTAAATAATTCAACATAAAATCATATAAGATGATAACTTCTATAAGAATAGACGATAACAAGAGGACTCCATTTAAATATACCTCAAAGATAAAAGCGTTAAAAAATGGCTCTGAGTTTATATTCAAGCCCGGCGTGAATGTGATTGTAGGCAAGAACGGGAGCGGGAAATCAACCCTCCTGAATATGATATTGAAGTACATGTTGTGCGAGAAAAAGATGTGTTCTGAATTACCGTCAGAAGCATTGTATTTCCCGGATATATTTGATGATGACAAGGTGCTTGACGGGATCAGTATTAAGTCGGATTATATTGGGAAAGTCTTCCATCTCCTACAGCAAACTGAAATGAGAAATGATGATATATTGAATAATATCAATAATTTAAGTTTGTATATGAATGGAGCATCTAGGTCCTCTGGGGAGAAGAACCTTCATGCCATGAACTCGCTTTTTGATTTTGTGTTTAACCAAGATGAGTATGCGTTTCCGATACAGAAGCTTATGGAATTTAAGAAAAAGTCAAATGAGTTCTGGGCAAACAGGATCGACAATCTTTTAAAATACTACAAAGACAATCATGTGGTATTAATGGAGAAGGATTTTGAGTATACAATCCTTATGGATGAGCCGGACAGGAATTTAGATATTGACAATATCATGGATCTGTACAAGGTATTGTCATTTCATAAACCGCAAACACAAATTATAGCCGTAATTCATAACCCGGCTTTGATTTACAAGTTGAGCAAGCTGGATTGCGTGAACTTTATTGAGATGACAAAAGGGTATTTGAAGAAAATTACTGGTTTTATGAATAAAAAATAAGAAAGGAGATGAGAGAAGAATTGAGAACAATAGGATCAAAAGGACGCCATGTGTTTACAGCAACCTTTTTTAGATTTGGATTTAGGAATGGATACATTGGACCTGTAAAAACGATGCTTTTACAAGATGTGACACTTGATAGCAAAATAGTATCAGATCATTTGTGGTTCGATTTAACAAAAGGATTTAGTGGTGCTGATTTATCGCCAGGCGATGTGGTTGAGTTTTGCGCAAGGGTTAGTGCTTACGAGAAAGGATACAAGGGGCACAAGGATGATGTACTTAATAGACCGATAGAAAGAGACTATCGATTATCAAGACCGACAAAAATTAAAAAGATCGGGAAGAAATTAATATTAAAAGATGAGGGGAAATAATACATGATAATTATATGCCTAAAAAATTTATAATTTATTAAAATATAATGATATGAAAATTCAAGTAGAATTAAATTTGGAAGATGTATTCGAGGAAGCTATGTACAATGAAGCGACGTTGAAAGAGGAGTTTACCAGCTCGGTCAGGTTAGCCGTAGTACGTGAGCTTAAAGAAAAGTTCAAGAATGAGTTAATGAGGGAAATATCCAATCCGATATCAGAGAAGATTGAGGATATAGCGAGAGAATCAATGAACGATCTTGTCGAGAACGCCAGCGAGAAGAAATATAGATTCAGGTTAGATTATATGGATGAGGAGTTGACAGTAGACGAGTTTATAAGAGGCAGGATGAAGAAAGTTGTAGACAGCAACATCGAGACAATGGTAGAATCAAAAGCCAAATCTTTTGTCAATGAGTTAAGGAAAAGGTATGATATGGCGTTCGCTGCCTTTGTCGTAGATAACATGAGAAAGCAAAATATGTTGAAGGAAGATAAGATAGCTGAGCTGTTAAAGGACAACCCAAATGAGAAATAGGGAAGATGCCAAAGGAAGACGGAGATCGGTGCTCATGACACCGCCCGTACCGGAGAAGGTCAGGGTATTATCCCCGGCATGGTATAGGGCGGCAGTGGAGTTTCAAGGTAGGCCGGAGCAGGAGCGACTAGCCTTTTGCTCGTGGTGTTGTTGTCATGGAGGGTGTAATTTGTGTATGGATATAAGCAAATACAATATAAAAGGGCTTAAGATATATGGAGGATAAGGTGATTATATACCATTTTACGATTTTAGTGTAAAATGGTATATAATCACCTAAGCGTATTAACTATTAATAATGTTTATTTAATTTAATTCAAAAACAAAATGTCTACTTTTGTAGACACATAAAAATTATACATATGAAAAAGGGTAAATTTGTAAAGGAGTTAGAGAGGATCATTGATATGGTTAAGGCCGAGGATGATGGTTTCGAGTATGGTGGTAAAGTTGTCTTCTATAAAGAAGATGATGATAGCTATGAAATCTGGGCAAAGAGCATTGAGATGGCTATGGAGGTAGAGGCCAATGCTATAGCTAGTCTGGATGATAAGACTTTCGCTTGTCTTATGGGTGAGGTCTATGAACAAAAGTTTACAAAGGCTATAATGATGTCGGAGGATGAGGATGATGAAGACAATTGATAAGATGACCGATCAGGAGATATATGATCTTACTGATGAGCAGGTAGAGAAATTGATCGCAATAAGATGTGCGGAGGAAGGTGTCAGGTTTATGGATGAGCCTCCAGTCATGAAGACGTATGGCTATAAATCTATTTCTCCATCTCATTTCTTCTACTATTTGGAGGGCTTGAATATAGCCGTTCTTGATCAGAATGATGCTATTAAAATAGCTAAGTTATTAAGTGAATTTGATCTATACAGGACTAGATATGATTTCACCATATCCAATGAGGAGCTATGCAGTAGATTGGATATAATCAATATCAGGCATGTTCCGATGTTTGACACGAAAGATAAGGAAGCTTATAAGTCTGTCAATGATAAGAACAACGAGATCGAGGAGGAGTATAAAGATCAGGTAAACGAATACAAAGAGAATGTAAAAAAGATGGGTGAAATCCGTGCCGAGATATGGTCAAAAGTAATTGATGTAAGGCGCAAGATTGATCACATGAATCATCTTAAAGTTCTTTTCGTAAAGGAATATCTTCCGTTGGTGGATCACGACACGGACAAGGCTATGATATTTTTCAAGAAGGCTTATGGCGTGGATGATGATACGGAAAGATATATTCGTGAAGGAATAAAAGATTATCCTTTGTTTAACAATAATATAGATTAAAATGCACAATTGGTTTAAATGTACGGTTTCTTATGAGACCGATGCCGAGAACGGCATGAAGAAGAAGGTAAAGGAAGAGTATTTAGTAGATGCCTTTTCTTATACCGAATGTGAGGCTAGAATCATAGAGGAGATGAAGCCATTCATATCCGGTGAGTTTAGCGTTGATATCAAACGATTCAGGATAGCGGAATTGTTTGCCATGGATGGAGACCGGTTCTATAAGGTCACGGCTGATTATATTACGATAGACGAGAAATCGAACAATGAGAAACGCAAGGCGTTTAACTACATCGTTCGGGCCAATGACCTTGATCATGCCAAAAAGAATTTCGAGGAAGGCATGAAAGGAACCATATCAGATTTCGTTGTCACTTGTATCAAGGAAGAGAAGAAACTGATGGACTTCTACGAGTTTGATGGTAAGATCAGGAATCCGGAGAAAAATGAGGATAGTAGGCAGTAAAGCTAGCTACGAAACCACGTCGTCCATAGCCGAGAAGTTGATGGAGATAAGTAAAATGGAGGGTACGATTTATCGTATCCTCACATTGTCTAACAAAACTTATCTAGCTTCTAAATTAGGATATAGCAGATCGGGGTTCTATAAGAAGATACAAAACAGGAGTTTTAATATCCGGGAACTAGCTCAGATATTCGATACGATCATCAACTTCAAGGATCAAGATTGGACTGAGGGTAAGATTAATAGGCTTAAGAGGTATAGGGCTATGAGCCTTATGGAGTTCAACAAAAGTTATAAAAAGAAAAAGGCATGAGAGGTAGGATGTTGCCGTGTGAGAGATGTGGGAGGATGGTAGCTATAAGGAGTAAGGGGTTGTGTCCCGCGTGCAGAGCCAAGGAGCTACCGCCAAAGGAAAGGGCGGCGATACGGGTGAAGGCCAAGCCAAAGGGGAAGAGCCTAGCCGTTTTCTTTGGCGCCCATGTGGCTAGATTGAGTATGACAAGGAGATCTGCTACCGGCGCATACATACCATGCCCGGGGGTAAGCAACATATGCCACTTATACCCTAAACGGAAATATAAATCAGTTGCTGAGGATAATGATAACATTATCTACTTGACGGCTGATGAGCATACAAGATTCGATTATCTATTAGATACGATGGATTTCAGCCGGCTCTTGGACGAGTTTGGCAACGTATGGCTGTTGGCAGCCAGACGGATGAGGGATCTCGCACCTAAAGTCGAGGAGGATGGTAAATTAAAAACCAGATTATTATCATGGATAGAAGAAAACAAAGATTACTTTTAGACCTAGGATATAAGGCTATAAGTGACACAGTATATAGTTATGGGACGATCATAGAAGTCATAAGCGATCAAGAATTGTTTGATGAGATGAAAGTTCGTTTATCCGAGAGACACAATGTGGCTATTGCGGATGATGGAGAGATAGGATGTTCGGCTTTAGGCAAGATTTTAGGCAAGATAAAGGACGAGAATGCGTCGTCATATTATTGGCGATCATCATTACCAGTATTAAGATCATATCATACAGATCCTAAATTTACCGCTTTCTTTGGCATATTAGACGTTTTATCAACGGTCCCGAAGAAAGATATGGTCGAGGAGGAAAAGCCTGTTGAAGAGCCTAAAAACGAGCCTAATGAGGAGATGGAGGTTGAGTATGATCTGGAGACAGAGCAACAGTATTATGCCGCTGAATGGATAAAGGATATCCCGACACCTGTGTTATATAGAATGACTGTCGCCGGCAAACGTGTGTATTATGAGATGGATGTTGATGGGTATCCTATCATATACGATGGAGCCACTAACAATATCGCCAATGGGTATTGTGATACGTCCGGAGCCTTGGAGAAGTGGAAGAATGAGATGAGGCTCAAGGGTAAGGATCCTGATGAGTACGCTAACTACAGGGCTGATCTGGGTACTATCATGCATTATCTATTTGGGTTGTATCTGACCGGGGTTAACGTAAAGCTGATCCCGACATGGATCAGGAAGGTGGTCAAGGAAGCCAAGCTAAGAATAGACAAGTATAGGATGGAGCGGATATTAGTGGATAACATTGATGAACTGATAGAGGATCTGATATCATTTGCCATATTCTGCAATGAAAGACATGTAAAACCTGTATTGATCGAAAAGATGTTGAGGTCAAGGAGATTGAAAGTAGCTTCTTCGGTGGACGCAGTGGTGGAGATGGATGGCGAGCCGGAGATGGTGGAGATAGAGGTCGAGACAGGAGAGTTCTATAAGACGGGAGCCAAGAAAGGTCAGCCTAAGACGGAGAAAAAGAAGATAAAGAGATGCAGGAGGATATTCGCTATATTGGACTTCAAATCAAACAGGAAAGGCAATTTCTATGACGAGTATGCTTTCCAACTTGAGTTATATAGAAGAATGATATTAGAGAACTATGGAAAGATATTGGAGATAGAGGAGATATATAACTTCGCTCCGGGTGATCCTACCGCAAAGACCAGCCAATATAAGTTGAAGAGACAGACTGACAACCCTATATTGAATATGGCTACCGTAGTATATCTTCAAGGAAAGTATAAGTTCGAGAAAACTAATTATACGGTTACATCAAGAGTCGGATCCTTGGACATAGAAGGCGAGTTTGATGTTAATAAGTTGGTAAGGAAAGAGCCGCTGAGGGACTATATATATAGAGTCATGAATGAGAGGAGAGGGTGATGGAATTTAGGGAGTTCAATAAGAGCGTTCATCGGTATGAGCTGGATCATAGCAAACCAAGGAGGAAGCTGACGTGCCCGCAATGCGGCAAGGATAAGTGTTTTACGCCGTACGTGGACGTAACCACCGGTCAGATCGTTGGAGAGCAGTTTGGGGTGTGTGATCATAAAAATAAATGTGGTTACTTTAAATATCCAACAGGGAGCGAACTTGGGAACAATGATCTTTTTACCGATTCAAACAAAGTATTAAGGAGGTACAGACCTCCTATGGATCCGGATATAGCCAACTGCATTCCGGTAAGCAAGATGTTTGAGACGCTTAATCCTTTCGAGACATCCGATCTTCAGGATTATCTATCCAATATCTTCGGATCGTATCATACCAATAGGGCATTTAGCTTGTATAAGGTGGGGATGATGAGATTCGGGGACTGGGGTAAGTGCTGTGTGTTCTGGCAACTGGATAAGAATTGGGTAGTGCGGACCGGGAAGATAATGGACTACGGGCCTGACGGGAAGAGGGTAAAGGTTCCCATGGATCATGTATGTTGGGTGCATATACTGGACGGTCAGGATTACCTGCTTAGGCAATGCCTGTTCGGGGAGTTTCTTATCAACTTCTATCCCAATGACGCTCCGGTGTATATAGTAGAGTCAGAGAAGACGGCTGTTATCTGTAACATCGTGTACCCTAGTAGGTTGTTTATGGCCTGTGGCGGTATCCATATGCTGAAAAGGGAGATGATAGAGACATTGGGTAGGAGGCGGATAGTCCTGTACCCGGATAAGGGCGACGCTTTCAACGAATGGAGAAAGAAGGTAGACAAGGATATGAGGGGGATGAATATAGAGATAAGTAATTTTCTAGAATCAAAACCCAATATAAATGAGGGAATGGATATAGCGGATTATTTTATTATTAAACAAATTTACAATGGCAAAGGTAGTTAACAATTACAAGAAATTCAAGGTGCTTGAAATAACAAGACAGGAGATGATGGATAAGCTCACCAGATATGGGTGCTTAGGTATTTGCGATATGTGTAACAGACCTACGTCCGTGGGCTATTATGTAGCGGTAATCAATCAATGGATGTGCGAGGACTGTTATAATGATTTCATCAAATCGGTTGACAGGTATGAGGAGGATATGAGAATAGAGAACAGAAATTTTGATAGATTCTGCAATCTATTTAATGTTGAGATAGAAGAAAAGGTATGAAAGAACTGTCTTTAGCCCAGAAAGCTATGTTAAACGGATCCGTATGTCCATATTGCAAGATCCCATCCACTATGATAAATACGGTGGAGGGGAAGCAAGTTGGGTGCGAGAAGTGTGGGGCTTGGATGAGATCCGATCCTTTTGGGAAACCGATGGGGAGGCTGGCTAAGCCGGATCTTCTTAGGAGTATGGATATGGTAATGACTGAGATTAATATATTTGCGTATAGGACAAAACGGGATGTACAGGATATTTACAAAAGCCTATCTGGTGAATTGGATATACCAATAGAACATGTATCCCCATATAAGATGTCTTTGCCATCACTACTTAATACCATGAGATATATTGAAAAGTATGGCGATAATCATATACGGATATATGATAGAACCATGGTAAAGAAGGCTTGCCCTAGGCACGGAGCGGTGGCGATCGGGAGCAACGCCTGCCACGGGTGCCCGGAGTTCCTGTTCCATGTGGTAAACGACACGACCGATACGGTGGTGTGTGATATGGATATGAGCTATGGCGACTGTATAAAGAAGAGAAATAATAAATTTGGTAGATAATATTAATTATATAAAAGATGAAGGTAATTTTTATTCATAAGCCTACTGGATATTATGTAGGAGGGTCGATGTTCGACAAGTCTTATTGCAAGGATAAGATGATAGAGAAAGGAATAAGTAAGGATCGAGCCGAGAAGTTAAGTGATATAATAGGCCCATACGCATGCATATGGGAGGTGGAGAACGGAGATGACCCTTATGAGAGTATGAGATCTAGGCTAAAGGATAAAGCTTCATATCTGGATGGAGAGGATCTTATCATGGAGAATTATGATGATGAGGAGGACGAAGAGGATGGGGAGATCGACTGAATATTACAGAACACATCCGGAAGCCAGAAAGAAGAAGGCTGAGACGGATAAGAAGATCAACGCCAGACCTGAGCAGAAAGCCAAGAGACGGGAGTTGGGTCGTAAGAACTACAAGACCGATAAGTTGAAGGGAAAGGCTTATCGGAAGGGGAAGGACCTATGCCATACAGCTAAGGGGTTAAGATATAAATCAAGATCAGCTAACAGAGGATCTAAATCCGATACGGCTGGCGATAGAAACGCAAGAGGATGAGTGAGGATAGGATATGGAGGTCATCCAAGGAGATTATCATGGATGCCTATGAGAGAATAAGAAAGTATCAGTCGGGAGAGCTTCTCCCGGCTCGTACTGGATACGCTTATCTTGACAAGGCGTTGCTGGGAGGGTTCTACCCACAACATGCGGTGGCTATCGGCGCCAGGCCCGGAGTCGGCAAGTCTTATTTGGCGCAGAAGATCATGAGCAATGTGATGAATGTCAATATCAATCCACAGGCAGATGATTATGTATGGTTAAGATGTGAGTTTGAAATGAACCCAGAAGATTTGATGTTGCGTTCACTATCAAAAAAAATGGGAAAGGATATACAAGATATTCTCCTTAACGAGATGTCTGATGAAGAGATAAAGGAAATGCAGAAATGTCTTAAGGAGGAAAACTCCAGCAGAATAACATACATCCCTAAACCATCAACCGTAGATGAGCTTCAAAACTTTCTGTGGAATGAGTATATGCCAATAAACAAAGATAAAAAAATGGTATTCGTGTCTATAGATCATACGGCCCTGATACAAGGTTCAGGAGATGCCAAAAGGAATATCGACTCGTTGATAACCATGTGCAATATAGCTAAAAGGACTTTTCCTAATATTTTCTTTCTTATAATATCCCAACTCAATCGTGATATCGAAGGACGACGGGATCCAAAAGATCATATGCCAAAGCAATCTGATTTTTATCAATCAGATACATTGGGACAGTTATGTACGGCTATGGTAGCGTTAAATATCCCGAAGAGATACGGGTACTCCTCATACATGCAATTTCCGCAAGGATGGTATCCTAATCTGGAACGTTTTAAAAGTGAATCAAGGCGATCTTTCCGTGTGGATGGATTATTATTCCATCATATCGTAAAGGTCCGTCAACGGTCATTAGAGGAGATTGATGCGATACATGTAGATATCATGAAAGGATATGAGCGATATTATCCTGATGGAGGGGTGGTGCGCCAAGAAAGACCGGGAGGCTCGGATGCCCCCGTGGGTAGCGGCAAGCCGGACACGACCGTGGTGACGCTGCCGCCCCCGCCTCCCAGTATCCCGTTGGAGCAACAATATATACCGCCTAGTGATGATTTCAATGTAGTACATGACGAAACACCTTATTAAGCATGAGATTGAGAAAAAATTTTTTGCTTGTCATCATAAAAGGGATGGAGATGTTATTAAAAGCCAATTTCTCCACCGAAAACAAGATGGGCATACGAGAGATCATATCCTCATTAAAGGAAATGGCCGAATACAGTATCAGGTATATCATAAACCGGGACAGGGAGAAGGAGATCATGAGCATCTGTGATGAGGTATCCAATAAAGTACAGGAGTATAAAAGAATGAACGATAACTCAATGGTATTGGAATTGGAGAACTTGAAGCGGGAGGTAGTGGCGGTAGAGGATCTTCTTAGCTCTTACAAGGGGGTTCTTGATGCCGAGCTGGTGATAGCCGAGGATGATATCAGGATCATACGGGACAAGATCGCTATAAGCCTTAGAGAGGACGGGACATGTAAGAGCATGACTGACGCCGATAAAAGGGCTAGGGTGGACGTAAGATACGAGAGGGCGTTAGAGGATTATCGCATCCTTCTAAGATGCGCCAATACGGTTAGGGCTAAGATGTCGGTTATAGGACATCTTAATCAATCAATAAATCAATCCATATCAGTTGGCAGGGTTGGTATGGCTAATGAATCTTATACGGTAAAACAATATGAGAAAGGGAAAGAGATTATCGAAAGCAGACGGCCTTAGGGTATTGATAGGAGCTTACAATGCTATAGAATGTAGACGTGAGTTAACTATGTGTGCAGCTATAACCGAAACGGCTAATATGCTTGGATTAGTGGATAGAAAAAAAGTTTTAGCATATGAACTTATACCTGAGTTGAGGATGTTTAAGCCGATAAATAGTCGTATAGAGGAAGCTTGGTTCAATCTTTCCGATAAGTATACAAGGCTATATATATTACGCACGTTGATTAACATATACAACGATACCGATCATCCTGGTATAGTAGAGAAAATAGCTAGAAAGATTAGGTCAATATTTTAACTCATTAACTTATGTATATTAATTTTGAACAGATGATGACATCAGGATTAACAATGTCCGATGTCGGGTATCTTTTGATGATCCGGCAGAAAGAGGAGATGGCTAGCGTCATTCCAAAGGAGAAAATAGATAGTTATAAAGCATCTGGTTATATCGAGCTTCAGAAGAATGGGAAGTGGAAGATAACACCAAGGGGAGGGTCGTTGCTGATGTTGATAGAGACGCCCGGCCTGACACCGGAGGTCGAGGGGATCCGGGACCGTATCATTGGGGTATATAATGATATGGGGAAGGATACAGGAGCTATCAAGGAGGTAGAGAAAAGGCTCGTATGGTTCGTGGCTAATACCAACTTCAAGGAAGAACCTATAGTAAGAGCCGTAATATCCCACATAGATCTTAAACGTGAGTATACGATGAGATTGGATAACTTGATCTGGAAACCATCAAATGTGTATAGCGTGCATATGAGTTTATCGGAATCAACGTTATTCGATACGATCATAAAAATGTATGGCATGACGTCTGACTTGTATCTTAGGGAGAACAAGAACAAGGAGCTGGCATGGTTGTTCGCCATAAGCCGGCTTCCGGATCCCCCAAAGAGAATGGATAAGGAATACGCTATCACAGGCGATGTTAAGATGGATATCGAAAGGATATCGGATATAAAAAAAGAATTAGGTAGAAGATTGAAAATGTCGATTTAGTATGGAAAGAAAAGAAGTTGAAAAAGTAGTCAAGGAGGCGATATTCGAGAAGATGGGTGAATTTAATGGTCTTGATCATGCCGCTCAGATAATGAACGAGGATAAGCTGGATACGGATATGGCTATGGATTCCCTTGATTTTGTAGAAGTCATAATGGAAGTGGAAAAGAAAACGGGTAAATGTATACCCGATGAGGCACTTAACGTCAAGCCTTATCACGAATTGACGGTAGGAGAGCTTATGGGTATGTTGTATGATTATCTAAAAGACAAATAAATGGATTTCGGATATGATGATTGGGAAGAGGGGCTAGAGACCCCTCTTGTCGATGATTGTGATGACGATCATGAGGAGGAAGAATATGATTTCAGTTAAGGAGTTAAGGCCGGGCAATCTTGTAAAAGACAAAGCTGGCGATATATGGAGAGTAGGGTGCGTTACCGGTATGCGTAATAAAAGTGGATCATTAATCCTTGAACGTGAGGTTGATGATGGGATAATGAAATGGTATTCAGGGGAAGATGATGTCATGCCTATTGAGATAGACGATAACCTTCTTGACGCTATCGGTTTCAAGAGTGACAAGAATAGGGACGTATATCGTGGACACGGGATGACCATGGAGGTTTTTGGCGACGAGTATTATCTCGGACTTAGGGATATGGAGGATGACCTGAGCGAGCTTATCCAGATAAGGTATTTGCATAACCTACAGAATATTTCGATGGATTTATATGAGCGTGACATAAATACGGAGAGGCTTTATGATCGTTCCGGAGAATAACTTGCTATGCAAGACGATAGGCGGTGAGAAGGTGCTTGCCGCATCCTACTCACAGATAGACACGTTTGTCCAATGTCCGTATAAGTGGTATAAGACTTACGTGGAGGGTCACAGATCCACGGAGAAGCACGAGGCTACGTCATATGGTACGGTTATCCACCAGACGATGGAGTACTTCTTCAAGAACGGATGCAGACCTTCTTATGAGGATATGAGTAAGGCTTTCAATTACTACGCCGATATAGAACAGATTCCTTTTGATAGCGTAAAATCCCAGATCGAGTCTATGCAACATGCGGCTAGGTTAATAAGATGGATTGTGGGGTTGTTCGAGAAGGACGCCGCTGGCAATTATAAGAAGGCATGGTCCGATCTTACGCCAATGGAGAAGGTGGTCCGGGGGTCGAGACCGGCCGGCGTGGAGGAGGGCTTCGTCCTGCCCTATAAGCTACCCAAGCCCCTTACTTTGGATGGCGTGACGTACGATAAGGTACATATCATAGGATCGGTGGACTGGCGTGGAGAGTATAAGACAAAAGACAGGATAGCCATGTATACGATAGACTGGAAGTCCGGGAGAAAGTTATTCGATGAGGATAAGCTGCTTCACAATCTCCAGCATCCGATATACGCCTTCTACATACTGAGAAAGTACAAGGTATTGCCGGATATGTGCAGCTATTTCTTTACCCGCATGCTGGACAATCAGAACGTGAAGGTAGATAAGGAGAAAGTAGAGAGATCGGTCAAGGAGCTTAACGATATTCTCCTTGACATGTATGATTTCGAGACAAATAAAATAGATAGCTATCAAGCTCACGTTTGGGACGACGCCAAACAGGGGTATAAGTACGAGAAGCGCTACCTCATGGGACGCCAGCCGGCCTGCCTTGAACCCCGCCCCAAGCCCTTGTGTTTTTGGTGCGATTTCTCGATCCACAAACAAGGGACATGCAGGTACTCATCGGATTGGGATGAGTCAAAAAGAAAGAATAAAAAAGATTAACTTTATTAAAAAGCCTAGGTAAATATCTAGGCTTTAATTATATTTGTGTCAATAAATAAATGATTATGGATAAAAACGAAAGAGAAAAACAGGTATTGGATCTTCTGATGTCTAGAAAGGATATTAGGAAATTGGTAGAGAAATCAAATGAATGTTATTCTAAAATGGATTTCGTTGGTGCCATGAAATGCCGGCAGGAGATAAAGGATATCGTAGACCGGGAATCGAAGATCATGTTGACAAAAAGCGAGTCTTTGGTGAGTTTGATGAATAACGCTGATAATGAATATAAATTCAATATGCTGGTATGGCTACATTCCATGATGTGTATGGCGGATGTATTTAACGGGATATTGGAGGATTTCAAGGATGGGGTAAGAAAAGCCAATGGCAACTCCAAGTTCGTTAAGTTCGATAATCTGGATCGGTTAATGGCAGAATGTAAGAAGGAGATTGATTACCTGATGAAAGGCACAAGTAAATCGTTCCAGATATCCTTCGCCGTAAGGAGCGATGAAATGAGAGAGATGATAGAGAATATGGTAGGGGATAATATCCGTGAGGGGTATGACGTGTTCAGTAAGGAGGCAGAGATGGTTAATGAGACGGATAGGGACAAGATCGAGGAGTTTAACAAAAGTCTGGCTCATGAATAAACACATATCAAGATGGCATATAAATTAAGATCATATCAAGAGGAATGCGTTAAAAGCATTTCAAGTTATATAAATTCCGATAGGAATGATCCGGTATTGGTTATAGGCCCAGTAGGTTGCGGGAAATCCTTGTTGATAGCGGAAGCGGCCAGATTGATGGGAGATAAGACACTGGTCTTACAACCATCAAAAGAATTGCTACAGCAGAATTATGATAAGCTTACATCATATGGCATACCGGCTACCATCTACTCCGCCTCCTGTGGCAAGAAAGAACTATCTAACATGATATACGCCACATTAGGATCTGTCAAGAAAGTTATTGGTCAGCTTAAGGAGATGGGGATCAGGAACGTGTTGATAGATGAGGCTCATGCCGGGTATAGCCCGGAGGACGGCAGTGAG